GGGGCTCTACATCCAGATTGTGGGCCGTGGGCTCCGGGTGGATGAGGAGCTTCCGCATGAGGGCCAGGACTGTCTCATCCTGGATGTGGTTGGCGCGGCTGGTATCCACGCGGACCTCCGCTCCATCGCGGACCTCTCCGAGCGTCCCCTGAAGGAGAAGGACGTCCGGGACGGCAAGACCCTGATTGAGCTTGAAGACGAGTTTGACGCCGGAGAGGGTGCCGAGGCAGACGCCCCCGCCTTCTACGCCGGACCCGTTGAGGTGCACGACTTTGACCCCCTGGGCAACACCACAACCAAGGTGTGGCTGAAGACCAAGGAGGGGACCTTCTTCGTGCCGGCGGGGACGGACGCTTACGTCTTCATCTGCCAGTATCCGGAGCCGGGTCAGTGGTCCGTGTGCTGGGCGGGCAAGAACGCGGGGAACACCTTCAAGGAGGACGTGGACGGCATCCCCCGCCCGGGTGCCGGCCGCAACGTGGGGATGACCGGTCATCGGGGGCTGTCCCTGGAGGCGGCCATGGTGTGGGCTGAGGACCTCGCCGTGGACATGGGCGTCAACCTCAACACGGCCAAGAAGACGGCCCCCTGGCGCAAGAAGCCGGCCTCAGAGAAGCTGGTCACCTTTGCCACCCGCCTGGGTATCAAGCTCACGCCGGTGGTGGATGACGCGTCCGGTATGCCCATGGGCGTAAAGGAGAAGGCGGGGGAGGTGTCGGACAAGGTGACCGTGGTCCTTGGTAGCCAACGCCTTGACCCGTTGGTGAAGCTGGTCCAGGAGAGGAGTCGATGATGCAGATCACGGAAGAGATGGTCCTGGCGTTCCTGAGGGCGTGGCACACCACGGCTGAGGAAACAGGGAAGGCTGACCCGGATGACGCGGCCATGCGTGCCGGCCTCCAGGCGGCCTTGAGTGTCGGTGGGGTGGTGGTCCTGTCCGCCACTGTGTACGCGGAGAACCAGGCCCGCCTCCGCCGCCTGGAGGCGCTGGAGGCGGGTGGGGTGGACAACTGGGAGGGCTACCCCCATGCCATGTCCGTGTTCTACGGGATGGATGAGGAGGACGAGACGCCGGAGGAGCGGGAGCTGAGGGAAGCGGCGGAGGATGAGGCCCAGATGTTCCGCCCCAGGCACTGAGAAACGGCCCCGGAGCACCACGCCCGGGGCCGTTTCTGTCGTACCCAGCCCGTATACTAAGACCACGCAACAGGACCGGCCAGACAGGGCCGCCGAAAAGGAGCCTGGCAGATGATCGATGATGACCCGTTCGCGCTACCCGCGGAGTCCCGGGTGGCTGCACGTGTGGACGTCCTCCAGCGTGGGCGGTACATGCTGCCCCAGCGGGACGGCTCCAAGAAGCCCAGGGGATACCAGCGGGTGTCCAATCTGGTGAGCGCCATCTCAGACCAATTCGGCCTGAGGATGTGGGAGATCGAGCAGACCTTCAGGGGTGTGGCCGCCTCCCACCAGATCTACCAAGAGCTGAGGGACGCCATCCCCGCTTGGGACCGCATGGACAAGGCGGACCGGAAGCACGCGGTGGAGAACCTCATGGAGCGGGCCAAGACCGCCGCGGAGGCAGACCTGGGCGCACGGTTCGGCAACCACCGCCACGCCGTGGTTGAGGGCTACCACGCGGGTCTCCCTCTGGGTGTCCAGAACAGCGGCACCCGCCGGCACCTCTCCCTCTATGCCGCCGCCCTCGTGCGCAACCAGCTCCAGGCCCTCCCAGACATGCAGGAGCGCCGCATCCTGGTGGAGTCCCTGGAGGTGGTGGGCACCCTGGATAACGTGGTCCTGGACGTCCTCACGGGCCGGCTCCACATCGCGGACCTGAAGACACAGCGGAAGTTCTGGACCTGGTTGGAGATCTCCGCCCAGTTGGCCTGCTATGCCCACGGTGACGCCATGTGGGACAACGCCACCGGGACCTGGGTGGACATGCCCAAGGTGGACCTGGAGAAGGCCATGGTCCTCTGGATGCCGCGGGTACCCCCGTGCGTCTACGGGTGCACGGGGGACTGTGACCACCCGGCGGGGGAGCCCATCGTGGACGTGTACGAAGTGGACGTGGAGAGGGGCTGGGAGACGGCTCAGCTCTGCTACAAGGTGGTGAAGGACCGGGCACAGGCCAAGAACGCCACGGCCCCCAGGGGCACGCTGAGGGTGGCTGCACGCATCACGGATGAGGAGCGCTACGCCGCCCTCTTTGCTGGGTGCGATTCGGTGGCGGAGGGTCAGGCGTTGGTGAAGGAGGCCAAGGGGTTGGGCCTCTGGGGACCGGTGCTGGGGGATGCTGCCAAGGCCGCACATCAGCGGTTGACATCTACCAAGAACTGAGTAAGCTAAGAGATGCAAGGCAAGCGGGACAACGGTTCCAGGAGGTGAACGTGAAGGACTTCGACTGGTCCACCCCCAAGGGATTCGACTGGACCTGAGTCCAGGCACAGAGACCCCCGACTCTTCATCGGGAAGGGGGTTGTGCAAGGGGGCTTAGCTCAGTGGATAGAGCACAGACACAAAGGCGGGCAAGGGTGAACGCGCGGCCCCCGCTGGGCGAGGTCTGAGGCCGGTGGTTCGAATCCATCAGCTCCCGCGGCACCACATGGATGGTGTTTCCCTGATGTACCAAGGAGTTGGCATGACCGACGTAGAAGACCCGTTCGCCACGGCCGTGGACGAGAATGACCCGTTCGCCACCTCGGAGGACGTGGCCCGTTCCAGCGGTCCCTTCATCCCCCGTCCCTACCTTGCGGACCTGAGTGGCCGGCTGGTGGCCATGGTCCCGCGGGAGCTGGACAAGGAGGCCCCGAAGCGCAAGGACCGCGTGGAGGCCGGCGGCAAGGAGACGGAGGAGCGCTACACCGTGGACATGGCGGTCCTGGACGGTGGGGACCTCACGTTCTTCTACGCCTCCAAGGTGGAGGGCAAGGAGGATGAGTACGAACAGAAGGAGCACACCATCCCCGCGGCGGAGATCCCCTTCACGTGGCTTGGGGTGTACCGCACGGAGGGCAACGTCATCGGTCAGCTCAAGAAGATCGACGGCACGGCCCGCCCGGTGCTCCTGGGTCGCGTCCGCCGTGGCCCCCAGGCCCCGGACAAGCGCAAGGGCGTGACCGCGGACCAGATCGAGAAGGCGTGGGGTGACTACGAAGCGCACCTCCGGGCCGGCCGCGTCAACGCGGTGAAGCCCAAGTTCTCCTGGTTCGTGGACGTGGACGTGGTCACGGACGCGGACCGGCTGGTGGCCCGCAAGTGGCTCACCGCCGAGAAGGCCAACGGCTTCACCCTGTAGGCGGCATAACCAAGAATATGGTAAGCTTCACTCAGTAACCCAGGCCCTTGGGTTGCGTCTCATCCCCGGGAACGTGGACCTCTCGGGGGTGGGGCGGAGCGGATGGGCCGCCCATGAAGGAGCGCACACCATGAGCAACTACGCCATCGACGTCAAGGACACGGACGGCAACGTCATCATCGCTGGTGAGGGTCCGGTGCTGGTCCTCTACTACCTCGCCGAGAAGGCCCAGGCGATGCTGGAGGACCTGGGCACGGAGGTGGAGGTCACCGCCAACATCACCTCCCCGGAGAAGAAGATCCTGGGCGCCACGATCGACGCGGAGAGCGCCGCGTCCCTCATCAAGGGCCGCGTCCTGAAGCTCCGCCGGAGCCTGGCCGCCGCGGAAGAGCCGGCCACCGTCGGCTGACCCTCGCCCCGGAAGAGAAGCCCCCAGCGACCCTGGGGGCTTCTCCGTGTCTGGGGCTGAGTTGCGCATCTACCAAGTTCTTGGTATGCTCCTTCCATGACGCAGAGCACTGGGGCTGAGGCCCCCACCGAAGAGGCCACCGCGGACCAGCCGGAGAAGACGGTCACCATCCAGGACATGCTCCGCCGGTGGGAACTCCCCGCGGAGGCGGCGGAGAACCTCCAGAAGTTCATGGGGCAGGACGGCCCCTGGACGGAGGAGGAGGCGACGGAGCTGGACCGCCGCATGTGCAGCATGGCGGAGGAGGACCGCTTCCCCGGGTACACGGGTGAGCCGGTGGTCCTGGTGACCAACGGCAAGGGCGGACCCCACGGCCCGGAGTGCCAGTGCGGGGACCTCTCCGCGGAGGAGTTGAAGGCGGTGGAGGAGGTGATGGATTTCCTCGCCCCCGCTCTGGCCAGTGCCCTGGGCATCGGTCGCACCCCCGCGGAGAAGCGCACGGGGGTCAGTGACCCGGAGGCGGCCATCGTCCAGCTCCTCCAGGGCTTCCAGCCCAACGTGGACGCCTACGGCCTGGCCACCGGCCGCATCGGCTCCGCGGTGGCGCTCATGGCCAAGGACCCCATCCGGGCCTTGGCCGTGATCGAGGAGCAGACCACCAAGGCCCGGAAGCACTACCAGGCCATGCGGGACGCGCTGGTCCAGGCGGCGGCCTTCCTCCCGGCGGTCAAGGGGAAGCAGGCCACCGACCGGGACGGCCTCCCCATCTGGTTCCGTCCGGGGATGGAGGGTGACGCTGGCTGGCTGACCACGGCCCAGGCGGAGTCCCCCGGTGAGGACTGGCAGGCCGTCTACGTCCGCTAGGCCGCCGGCCACATGAGGCCCCCACTCCTTCGGGAGCTGGGGGCCTCCCTCGTGTTGCAAAGTTACCAAGTTCTTGGTATGCTTCTTCCATGGACGAATACACCAAGGGCCTACTGGCCAAGCCTCTCACCGCAGAGGAGAAGTACATCCGGACTTTCACCGCGGGGGACACCGTGGTCCGGGTGATGTATACCGGTAACACGGGGTGGCTGAACGTGAGCGTTCGCGTTGCGGGGGTCCTCCGCTACTCCGAGAGTCACAGCAGTGAAGACAAGGCCATGCGCGACTTTGCGGAGCGGGCCTGCCGCGTGGATCTGGCCGTCAAGATGGCCGCCTCTGTGAAGGCCGCCCAGGCGCTGGACACGGAAGAGGAAGCTCCCGCCCCGGCGCTGGAACTGGCCGCCCTGGCGGAGGAGGCGATGGAACACGAGGGCATCGACCGGACGTACATCCTGGAGGCCCTCATCGCAGACCTCCGCGGCGGCCACCGCGCCACCACCCACGGCCTGAAGGCGCTCCTGGCGGACAGGCTGGGGCGGTCATGAGGCCCCTGAAGCCGGTGGAGGACTTCACCGCTGAGGTCCTGGAGGCGTACCGGGCGATGGTGGAGCGGGCCGCCCAGCTCCACGGCAAGCCTCGCCTGGAGCACGGCCCCACCTGGATTCCCACGGACAGCGGGATGGTGCGCCGGGTGTCCACCGTCTGGTTCCTCCCCCAGAACAACGGCTTCAGGGTGGAGGAGCGGGGACACGGGACGCGCGTCTGGGAGGTGGCGGCCTGGAGCCACGGCGGGCCGGTCATGTCCGCGGAGGTGAGCTTCCGCCGGCCTCCCACGGCTAAGGACATCGCGGACGTGATCCGCCGGGTGGGCCTGCTCCCTCCGCGGGTGGAGGTCACGTCCCTGGGCTCCGTGTCCCCTCAGTTCCTGGAGGGACACACGGACTGACCAGGCCGGACATACCCCAGGACATGAGTCTGTGTCCTGGGGTTGACGGACTTACTAAGTTCTTGGTATGCTCCTTCTACCACCGAGACAGAGGAGCTTACAATGATCGAGAACCTGAAGGCCAAGCGGGACGAAATCGTAGCGGGTGGCGTGGCCCTGAGCGCGTTCGCCGCTTCCGCCCAGCACATCTTCCACGTCACCGCCGCCGCTGGTAACCCGGACGTGGTGGCCGCCCTTCACCCGGCGGGCATCGATGGCCTCATCTACATCGGTATCCGGGCCATGCAGCAGGGCAACAAGAAGGCGGGCGGCCTGGCCATTGCCTACGGTGCCGGCTACTCCCTGGCCTTCAACGCTGCCTCCTACGGCGGTTTCGTGATGCCGGTCTGGGCTCTGGCGGCCTGCATGCCCCTGGCCATGTTCCTGGCCTTCCTCATCGTCCACGGCGGCCACAAGGTGGTCCAGGCGGCGGTGGAGACGGTGGAGGTCATCCGGGAGGTCCAGGTGCTTCCCCAGCTCCTCCCGATTGTGCCCCTTGCCCCCAAGGCCCAGGCTCCGGCCCTCCCGGTGGCCGTGGCCAAGAGCCGCACCCGGGCCGCCGGCTGGGATGTGGAGAAGGCGGTGGCCATGATCGTGGACGGCAAGAGTGACCAGGAGATCATGGAGGTTGTGGAGGGCATCGGCAACGTCAAGACCCTCCAGCGCAACCGCCGGGTGGTCAAGCTCCTCCAGGCGGGCATGACGCCGGAGGACATCAAGGCAGAGGTGACGCCGCCCATGTCCCTGGCCCACATCACCCGGGTCCAGGCGGCCATGGCGGACATGTCCTGAGGGCCACGGACAAGTGGCCCTCAGGACATGTCCTGGGGGCCGGACACGTAGGAGGACACGTGACCATCCGCAGAGATCCAAACGAGGTTGCCAGGGAACTGGCTTCCCAACTTCCTAGGGACATCTGGATTGTGGCCGGCACGCCCATCGGGGACATGTACCCGTGCCAGTGCCACGTCCGTCCGGCCCACGCCCGCGGGTGGAAGACCTGGACATGCTCCCCCGCCTTCTGCCCCTGTGCCGGCCACGAGCCGGAGGGACGGCCGGCGGACTGCTGTGCCTGGCGGGTGGGGCCGGCGGAGGTGGTGATGGCCAAGGCCGCCTGGGACCTGAAGAAGCGCATGGAGGCGGAGATCCTGGACTAGCCGGCGGCCCGCTGAGAGGCCCTCAGGGCCAAGATCTTCCCCAGGGACGATGTGACGGACCCGGGAAGCTTCCCGGGTCCGTCATGTTGCTGCTGGGGCGGTCTACGGGAGGTGCCAGGCCACGTGCTCCAGGCCCGAATCCGCCGCCTCCGCCTCCGTGGCGTACACGGTCACGGAGCGCTCCTGCGGATGATCTCCCGCACGGAGGACCAGAACGGTGGCCTCCCCGGTGCCGCCCCCGGTGACCACGGCCAGGCCGGCACGGTGACCCAGGAAGCGACCCGCGGTCAGCTCCTCTGTGGAGCGCTTCGGGCCGTCCTCCACCTCCTCCGTTGCCTGGTCCTCCGGTGTGGTGGTGTCGGGTGCCGGCGGGGCCTCGTCCGGCTTCACGGTTGCCCCTGTGCTCTTGGTGGGTGCCATGGCCTCCAGCCTACCTGTCTCAGACATTGCCCGCCGTTTCGGCAGGTGAAGTGGGGTGTGTCCGAGGAGCCTAGGACGTGGTAGTGTCCTAGGCATGCAGCTTTCGGGGTACGTCTACTTCATCGGTCCGGCCCTCTCTGGGCCTGTCAAGATCGGCTCCAGCGGGGCTCCAGCGCGGAGGTTGAAGTCACTCCAGGCGGGGAGCCCGGTGCCCCTTGCGCTCCTGGCCCACTTCGCAGACCCAGACGCCATGAGCGCGGAGAAGGCGCTCCACCGGCGCTTCTCCGCGCTCCGCCTCCACGGCGAATGGTTCCAACGGACGCCTGAGCTGGAGGTTCTCATGGAGTCTTGCCGGAGCGGGCCGGGGGTGGGCCTCCTGGACCCCTCCCAGGCCCAGCGGGTGGTGGAGGTTCGGGAAGCTGCCCGGCTCCTGGGGGTGCCGCTGGACGCCATGCGCAAGCGTGCCCACCGGTCGCATGCCGAACCGGTGGGCCGCAAGGGAAACGCGCTCCTCTACCACCTAGGTGATCTTGTTTGACCTGGGGATCTCTAGGACAACCCCATTGATCATCTCAGTGGGGTGGCCGTAGAGGCTGAAGAGGGCCGCCGCATCGTAGAGGTGGGCGTTCCGGTGCTTGCCCGTAGGGACCAGCTCAGCCCTCGCCACGGCCTTCTGGAGCGCGGGCAGGCTGGGGCACCCGGGGATCAACTCCCACGCCTCCCCCAGGCTCATGGAGACGGCCTTCCGCTCCGCCGCCGGCACCCAGCGGGCGGCCCCCAGCACTGGGCCGGATGGAGCCACGCCCGCCATGACGATTTCGTAAGCCTCTTCGTTGCTGAGCACGGGCACCCGGAAGTGGGTGACCACGCCGGAGATTACGGCGGTCCAGATGCCGCGGGGGCCGCCGGGGAACGCTTCGAACGGCACGCCACCGCAGAGCATTGCCCACGTCTGGCGGGTGTACTTGGCGAGGAAGCGGTTGGTGATCGACTCCCGCACGGCCCCACCGTCCTTGGGGGACAGCGCGGACGCGTCCAGCCGCTGGGCAGCGAAGTGGACACGGATACCAAGTTCACGTCCCATCTGGACAAGTGCCGCCAGGGCCTCAATGCACGGAGGGACAACCGGGAGGTACATGTCCTCCCCGTTCTCCTTGGCCTCCGCCAGTTGCCGCCGCCGCTCATGCCCCCACCATGTCCGGAGCCGGGACGCAAGGCTGTTCAGCTCCTCCACCAGAAGGTCCACCGGGCGGAACCCCTCCAGGGCCTCCGGGTCCGTCTTCAGCAACTCCCTCCGCCGCTCAAACTCTGCGTAGACCGCCATGATGGCGTGGAAGATCGGCTCCTCATCCGTCACGTACACCACCCGACTGGAGTCAACCTGAGCGATCCTCCGTGCCCACGGGTGGCTGGTCACCTTGAAATCGCACACCACCAGGCCGGCCCCACTGGCTACCCGCTTGGCCAGGAAGATGCGCATGAGGGTTGACTTCCCGGTACCGCTACCCCCGGAGGCCCCGGTGTGCGGGCCATCGTTGTCCAGGTCCGCGTAGACGGGTACCCGCTTGGCCGCCAGGCCCAGGAAGGGCTTGGTGGGGGATGCCTCATCGAAGTAGTGCCGCACCTCGCTGAAGCGCAGGGAGCGGGGGACCTGAGCCCTGGGGGTGAGGTCCACATAGGTGGTGGTTCCCTTGACCACCCAGGAGGCACTCACATCCGGGATGCCCAGACGCTGTCCGGCGGCCACCGCAATGCGCTTCTGGGTGCCCTCGTCCAGCGCCACCACGGGCAGGTGTATGCGGACCACCAACTCTGGCGCCTCCCCCGTCTCATCGTCCTTTTCGGAGCCGTAGCCGGCGGGGAGCTGGACGGCCCGGACAGCATGCCGCCGGCCGCGGGGAGCGTCGATGATGCGCGCGATCACCAGCCACGTGGGGTACACGAACTCCCTGCGGACGGCACGCTGGGGCCACCACAGGGAGATTACCCAGGACAGGTAACCGCCGCCGGCAAGGGCAGCCAGGAGGACGTAGAGAGCGGTGGCCCGCCAGTCCCAAAGAGCCAGGAGCGCGGGCACGGTGAGGGCCGCGTGCCGGCGGGCCAGCCTCCGCCACCGGGCACGGGTGAGCTTCTCCACCGGGCCGGCTCGATAGTCGGTGGTGGCGTCATGGAGGAAGGAGGCATTATCGCCTGGCCCCCACAGGGGCCGCCCTGTGACCAGGTAGCGCCAGGCGCCACGGATGAGGCGGTGGCCCTTGGGCTTCACAAGCTGTACGGTCTGCATATTACTATGATCTCACCAGGAACTGAGTATAGCCAGAAGGAGGACGTGCCTCTTCCGGACTTACCAAGAACGTGGTAAGCTCCCTCCATGACTTTCGAACTGGTCAAGCGCCAGACCAGGACCCGGCCCCGGGTGCGGTCCTACTGTTCCACGTGCAAGAAGCCCATCTTTGAGAGCGACGAGACCGTATGGCTTACCAAGCCCATGGGCCTGAGCCATAAAGGGTGTGAGGAGACATCATGAACACCACGCCGGTGAAGGTCCGGGAGTGCAACGTCACCGGGAAGGTGATGCTGGGCAACCGGGCACAGGCCAAGGCATTCCTCCGGGCCTACGGCTGGAAAATGGGGTGCCGGAAGGTGTACTGGTGCGTCTTCTGCGAGGAGTACCACAGCAGCAAGGCGGAGAGGGGAAGGTGGCAGGCATGAGCTTCCTGCGAGACCTGGAGGAGCAACTCTCCAGCTACGAAACGCGCGCCATGGTGGCGGAGGAGCTTCGGAGGATGATGCCCCAGCGGGTGGTGGAGGCCACCCACGGCGAGGACTGGATGGACGAGGAGCAGGCAGACTGGGAGGAGGGACGATGAGCGCCTGGCGAGTAGTCAACACAGACACGGAGGGACCTACGGGGGTGGCTCCCGTGTGTGAGGAAACCGAGAAGCACGCGGACTTCATGGCGAAGTCGGGACTGGCGGGGGACGGCACAGGGCCGGATGTGTTCGATTGCTGCCCCTACCCGCAACTGGAGCTCTGGGATGAAGACGCGGCGGCCAAGACTGCCGTGCGCTTCACTGAGCTGGAGGCAGGGGTGGCGGGGACATGAGCACGGCACGCATGCTGAGGCGCTGGAGGAAGCATGAGCGCTTCATGGTCAGATGCGAACGCAATGGGGCCACGGCGAGCCTGAGGGGTGGCTTTGGCCTGGCCCATGAGATCCTCATGGGCCGCCTGGTGGACCGGGGCAAGCTTCGTGACGGTGGGGACTGGTGGAAATGAGCTGGGCGGGGGGCGTCTACGTCTACCGGTGCCGGAAGCCCACGGCCATCTTCCGCATCCCCCTCCTCAGCTTCCACTTCGCCTACGTGGGGGAGACCACCAGCTTCCGCCACCGGCACCTCCAGCACACGGTGGGCGGCGGTAGGTACGGGCATACGGCCCAGCCCTGGGCGGACCTGGAGCCCCGGTGCGTGCTCCGCATCCCGTTGCCGCCATGGAAGTGGCTTCTCCACGCGGTGGAGACCCTGCTGATTCTCCTCCTGTGGCCTGTGTACAACCACTCCAAGAACCTCTGGAATCCCAGGCGCATCCCCCTCCAGGTGGCCAAGGCCATGCGGGCGGTACGGGACGGCCGGCGGAAGGGTCTCCTCTTCTTCCGGGTGGTCCACGCGGTCAAGTCGGGGCTCCTTCTGGTGACTTTCTCCCTGCTGGCCTACGCTGCCTGGCTGGTGATCCAGTGAAGCGGGAGCTGGAGAGCACGGGACCGCGTGCCTACCCGGTTGCCCGGGGCTCCAGGCCCTGGCCGGAACTGATCGCAGGCCCGTCACGGAAGGCCGTGCTTCGCGAGGTGGGGCGTGCGGTGGCCGCCGGTGAATTGGCAGCCTCCGGGCCGCTGGAGCACATGGGCGGCGGACGGTACCAGGTGGCCGTGTGGCGCATCCGGGAGCGGAAGGTGGCACGGAGGTGGGTAAAGCCGGCGGCCATCGCTACCGCTGGGGTAAGTCTCCTGGCAGGGGCGGCTGGGGTGGGCTGGTGGCTGGCGGGGGTCGCTGCCGTCGCTCTCTCCAGCGTCTCCGTGCCGCTCCTGGTGGGCCTTGGGGTTGCGGCCGTGCTCATGTGGTTGGCGCTCCGCCGCGGGAACCCCACCGGCGGGGAGTGCGAAACCACGGTCACCATCCGGCACAGGCACCGATGAGCCGGCGGCCCTGGGTCATCCGGTGGGAGCGCTACCCACGGTGCCCCAGGTGCTTCCGGGAGTGGGCCTGCTGGGGTTGGCATGGCCCGGCAAAGAGGCCCCACCGGGGGCGTAGGCAGACATAGAGAGAGGCCCTCAGGAATGGGGGCCTCTTCGCTATTGACAGACTTACCAAGGTCTTAGTATGGTCCCCCCATGACACCAACCACATGGGCCGATGTGAAGCCCGGGGCCACGCTCACCGTGAAGCACATCCACCGGACGCGCTCCTTCAAGCTTCTGGTGGAGCGGGTGGCGCCCCTCAGCTCCCCCACTGGTTACGCTTTCCTCTACGGCAAGCGGCTTCGCATGGACGGCACCCCCAGCCTGGTCCGGGCCAACGAGCGCAAGGGCGTCCGGCGGGAGCTGGTCCACCTGGGGGATGTCCAGGAGCTGGTGAAGCCCCCGCGGAGTCTGAACGCGGACGGCAAGCGGGCCAGGGGAACCAGCAACGGAAACCAGCGCGGTGGCAGTGCCGCCCGCAAGGCCCGGAAGGCGTGGCTCCTGGGCCACTTCGGGGACGGGGAGAAGGCGGACTGTGCCTTTGGGTGCGGCACCGTGGTCAGCCTGGACACCATCACCGTGGATCGCTTTCCCGTGCCAGGGTGCCAGGGCGGCACCTATGCGCGCGGGAACATCCGGCCGGCCTGCTCCCCCTGCAACTCCTCCCGTGGGGCCGTCCTCCGGGGCACCCGATGAGCAGCCCCGAGTACCGACGATGGAGGGCCGGTCACCGGGGCGTCAAGCCTGGAGCCGGCAACACCTACCGCAAGCGGGTGCACCGATGGAGAGTGGGCGCCTGGTGGCACCTCCTCAGGCTGAGGTGGCGCTACCCCAAGGACAAGCAACCCATGGCCGCCTATTCCTGCCGCTGGACAGACGATGTCCGGCAAGGGGAAACGGGCCGCCGGCACTGGCACGTTGGGAGGGCCAACAAGTGGGCTAAGGGGGCTTGACGAGTTACCAAGAACTTGGTAAGCTCTAGCTACCACCAAGACAGAGGAGCTTCCAATGAACATCGCACTCACCGCCAAGATGAACGGCCAGACGGTTGCCCAGGCCAACGCTGAGGACCTGGACGATGCCCGCTACTTGGCCCACAACCTCCTTCGCAACGGTGACGCGGACGTGGTGGAGCTGGACACCCCCGGACAGCCCACCCGACGCATCTACTCCTGAAGCCAAGGCCCCCGCGCTACCACAGGCGGGGGCCTTCATCGTGAGAGGATCAACGCATGCGAGTGACTCTCCTGACCCTGGCCATTCTGCTGGGGATGAGCATGGATGCTCAGGTCCTGCTCTGGACCCTGGCCCTGTTGCCCGCGGCAGGGGCGGCCATGTTCCTGGGCTTCATGCTCAGGCCGGCGGCCAGGCGGAAGCCCCAGAGTGACACCGGAGCATGGCGTGGCACCCACCGGCAACCACCCACCAGGGGCCGGCACTCCCCCGCCCGCGGCACCCGCCTCCGCGGCATGAGTCGCCAGGCTCAGCTTGAGGAGCGCACAGAGCATATCGACGTAGCCGCCCTGAAGCTGGACCGGGAGAGCCTCCGCAGGGACGTGGCCCGCATCTACGGAGTGCCGGAGCGGCTCCTTGACCCCCTGAAGGAGACCACGGAGGCGTGGCAGGCCCCGGAGCCGCACGAGCATGAGCCCTGGAGGGACGGCCTCCGCCTCCGGTGCCGCACCTGCAAGCTGGACCTTCCCCAGCCGGAGGGTATGCCGGAGATCGGCCAGCATGGATTCTCCTCCTGGGCTTGACGAGTTACCAAGAACTTGGTAAGCTCATGGCATGACAGACGAACAGCCGATCATCATCGATGCCTACTGCTGTAGCGGTGGAGCCGGTATGGGCTACCACCGGGCAGGCTTCCGGGTCATCGGCGTGGACAAGGTGGACCGCCCTCGCTACCCCTTCGAATTCATCAAGTCCAACGCGCTGGACATCCTGGGGGAACTGGCCGCCAATGGGGCCTTCACCTTCAAGGGGGAGCTGATCCGTCCGGCCGCGGGCCACGGCTCCCCTCCGTGCCAGAAGGACAACCCCCTTACGAAGGGGACCAACGGGGCCAACGGCTGGGGCGGGCAGCACCAGAGCTTGACGGCCCCCACTCGGGAGTTGTTCGTGGCATGGGGCGGTCCCTTCGTGTTGGAGCAACCGGTGGGCTCCGGCGAGATTCGGAGGGACCTCATGCTCTGCCAGGGCATGTTTGACATCCACACCAAGAAGCCACCGCCCTGGGTCCAGCGGCACCGGGACTTCGAAGTCCACGGATTCGAAGTTCCGCAACCCCAGCACCCCAAGCACAAGGGCCGCATCCGGGGCATGCGCCACGGGGTCACCTATAGTGGCCCGTACGTGGCCGCATATGGCAAGGGTGGCGGCAAGGCAACGGTCCCGGAGATGCAACACGCGATGGGCATTGACTGGACCGATGTTCATGAGGAGCTGACGGAGGCCATTCCGCCGGACTACACGGAGCACATCGGCAAGGCTCTCCTGGTGGCGCTGGGGAGGTAGCAGAAAGCCCCCGGTCTCCCGGGGGCTTTCTCACTTCCGAGGGTTGACGGATATACTAAGTTCTTGGTAAGCTGATGGCATGACAAAGATGAAGCCCCTCACCCCCGCCATGCAGAAGCTTTACGACACAGCCCTCCGGGTAGGCTACGTGGACCCGATTGAGCACGGCCGGAAGACTCGCACCATCGTGGGCCTCATGGAGCGGGGGCTCATCCGTGAAGCCAGGGGCCGCGCCGGCAAGCACTACCTCGCCACCGACCGGGACCACGCCCACTCCCTGGCCTGGATTGAGGCCCTGGAGCGGAACTGGGCGGAGGGCAACTGGCCACACTGGACGGAGGAGAGCTTCCGCTGGTTCATCCAGCGGCTCCGGGTGGAGTGGTCCATCCAGTAGATACGGCGAACGGCCCCCCAGGAGCGCGCTGGGGGGCCGTTCTGTACGTGCCCTGGGGTCAGTAGGGGGACGGACCGCTCCGGGCACGCACGGCCTCCGCGTTGGCGGTGGCCGCTGGGGTGACCTGACCGCGCAGGATGAGGCTCAGGGTCCACAGGACGGCACCGGTGATGAGGCCCACCTTCTCCTGGGAGAGGTCCAGGCCGTAGGTGCTCAGCAGGGCCGCCACCGTGGCGATGAGGTAGACGATGGCGGTTGGCGCCACCGGGCGGACCTTCAGGGCGTTCCAGGCACCCAGGCCGGCGGTGAGCACGGCCACGATGAGGCCGGCCTGGTCCGTGGTGAGGAAGTCCAGGCCGAAACCGGCCAGGAGGGACAGGAGGCTACCGATGGTAGCGATGATGAGCGTGGGCTCACGACGGAAGTTCATGGATTCCCCCTAGGGAGTTGGTAGGAACTTGGTAGGCGTCCTAGGATGGCGCTCTAGCACCCCAGGCTCACGCGGTATGCGTGAAGCTCTCTCCGGAATTCGGCGGTAGCATCATCGGCCGGCGGCATGGTCTGGTTACGGTCATCGATGAGGCGGACGATGCCGCAAATCTCCCGTTGCCGCTTGACGTTGCGTTCCTCCGCTGCCTGGTCCACCTTCTGGACGTAGCCGATGGTGAGCACCAGAGCCGCCCCCACCCCAGCCAGGGCCAGGACGAGGGAGGCCCACGCAGTGAAGGCCCCGGTGGAGGTGATGGCGTGCAACCGGGTTCTCATCTCACCGCCAACATCACAAGGAAGATGATGGCGAGGATGACTCCAACGGAGGCGGCGGCGGCACGCTCGGCGGCGGAGTAGTGCGCGCGGACAGCCAGGACAGGAGTGCGGCCGGCCCCAGGAGCAGGCACACGCTCAGAGTGACCCTGAGGAGGTCCGGCCTTGGCTCCAGATACAGCTCCCGAACCATGCCGCCGGCCCCCAGCGTCAGCATGACCACGTCCCGAACGCGGCTGACCGTGTTCCTCACGCATCCTGGCGGACCTGAGCCGCACCACCCTCGCCCAGGTCTGCCACCGCGTCCCGGGTCTCCATGGCCAGCTTCTCCAGCTCCTCATCCATGTGCGCGTAGAGGGCTGCGAGGTCCACGTTGCCGCCGCCCGCGTTGATGATGGCCACCAGGCTCTCCACCGTGGCCCGGAGCGCGGTCAGCTCCCCCCGGAAGGCGGTCATCCAGAGGAAGAAGGGGTTCTGGAATTGCTTGGGGTCCGCGGAGCCGGAGCCGTCCGTGAAGAGGTAGTTGCTGGGGGCCATCTCCCAGATGGCGGTGATGCGGCGGTCCATGTTCAGGGTCGGGTCGTAGCCACTCACGGGGTTGCCTCCTGAGGCCGGCGGTGGGTTGCCCATCGCCTGGTTGACAGCCTGGAACAACCTGTCCCAGGGGAAGTTGGGGCCAGGGTCCGTGTGGGTGGTGCCACCCCACGCCTGGCGCATGTCATCGTGGGAGTAGAAGGCCTTCACCTTGGGGTTGGAGCGCATCTCCGCCACGGAGGCCCGCCGTACCTGGATTCCGTAGGCGCGGCACACGTAGGCCAACACCCGCCCCAGCTCCGCCCACGCCACGCTGTTCAGCCACGTGGCACGGCTCCAGCCATTGGCCCCGGTGATCTCCACCGCGATGGCATTCTCATTGCCTGTGCTACTGCCCGCGTGGCCCGCCCTGGCGTTGGTGTCCAGGCTCTGGGTGACGCTGTCCTTGTCACAGTAGAAGTGACTGGACACGCCATCCGCCCGCCGGGTGGCATAGCTCGCCTCCGCCGTGTCGCTGGCGTCGTTGCTGGTGTTGTGGATGGCAATGCCGAACTTATCGCCATCACGGTCCACATAGGAGTTACGGCCCTGGACGTACGTGACTCCGGGTACCTTCATGCCTCCCCCTTAGTTGATCTCATATTGACCGGACAGGACAAGGACGTCACTCTGTGCCCAGGTGAAGGGAACCAGGTTGGTAACCCCCGCCCCGCCGGCCGTGACCACCATGCGCATGTTGTCTCCGGTCGTTGTGGCAGCGATGATACGGGCTGAGCCGGCCCACCGCACTGCCGCTGAGTTGTCATCAGCATAGACCGGAATGATGCTGTCCAGCTTCGGGGCGTAGGGCAGGCTCAGCCGGTAAAAGCTGGTCCCGAAGGTGGTGCTGGAGCCCATGGTCAGGGTTACACGGACGTCCACCGTTTGCCCCACCTTGCGGTAGGTGCCCAGACATGTCCCGTTTCCCAGGGATACGGCCGTGCCGGAGGCGGTCCAGACGGGTGTGTACGTGGTCCAGGCTCCGGCGGCGGCGGTGAGGTCCGCGAGGTCTGAGGCCCGGAGCCGCTTCCCTGCTGTGTAGATCATGCGCTCTCCTACTGGGCCAGGATGATGGGTTGCTGCACGGTGACGGACGCCCCCGCGGAGATGGGGTGCTCCACCCCCGAAACCGTGAAGGTCTGGGGCTGGTTCACGGTGAGGTTGTCCCAGGAGAAGAGCACCGGAGACACGTTGGTGTTACCAGCGGTCAGGCGGCAACGGAAGCCAATAAGCGTCCCGGTGGTGAGGTCCGTATCCGTTGCCGTGACCTGCCACCCGGTGGGCTCAGCGTCGGTGGCAACGGCCCAGGCGTACGCCTTAATCGCGGACCCGATGGCCTGGACGCGAATGCGCCACCATGAGGACCCCGTGTGCACGGGCGTGAGGTTTACGGCGGTGGCAATGGTGGTGGTCACGGTTGCCACGATTTTGGAGAGGAAGATGGACACCACGCCGGTTGTGCTGATATCCAGGCGGGCAATGTAACAGTTATTGACGTCCGTTGCTCGGACCATGGCCCACTGGGTTATTGGGGCACCCACCGCAAATCCGGGAGTCACCATGACGTCAATGTAGAAATCCTGGTCCGTGGCGCCCACGCTCAGGAAGGTGGAGCGGGAGACGTTCACGGAGCCGGCGGACTGGACGGCCACGCCAGAGCCAACACTGTAGTCGGATGCGGCACCGCCGCTGATGGTGTAGGCCACCCCCGTTACCGGCTCACTGCCCATTCCGCTGGACACGGTACGGTCAAAGCGGTCCCGGGGGCCGCAAGCGGTGACCGTTACCCTCTGGCCGTCCACGATCAGATCATATGGGTAGTCATCCTCATCGGTGGTCCACCAGGGGCCGGTGGTGACCACCCGGAAGGTAGTGGCGCCCACCGCGATGGCCGCATAGGTAACGGTACCGTCCGTCTCCAGGTGGCCCACGAAGGGGTCAGTATCCCCGGTGGTCTCAGCCAACACCCCAGTCTGGTAAGGCTCCGCGGGGATGCAGTAGAAGGTAACCAGCCGGCGGTGGGTACCCGTCTTGTTGCGGATGCCAACCACCAGGCCGCGGAACGCCTCCAGGCTCTCATCCTCGGGGGTGTCCGTCAGCTCCAGCACGTCCCCGATATCGATGAGGGCCACGTCATCCGTGAGGTGCGGGGCGGCATCCAGGTCCACGGTGATCTCCGCATACCAGGTGCCATCGAAGCACCCGACATTGACCCTCCAGCCGGCGGCATTGTAGAGAGCGTCCACTGTGGACGGGTTGACGTCCAGGCTTGTGGCGTAGCGGCCCACGCCCTGGGGGTCATCCTCCGGGGCCTGGATGTTGCGAGGTCCGGTGAGTTGCTCCACCCGCTGGTCCGGTCCGATCGACCCCTGGGCGGTCACATCGTTGCGGATGCCGCGGTCCCCGTACTCCGGGCGGAGCGGGGGCTGGACCTCGCCGATATAGGACACCGTGAGGACCGGAGCCTGGTTCTGGCGGGAGGCCCCGGTGCGCATGGTGAGGCCCACGCTGTCCCGCGTTTCGAAGATGGCCGCGTCATCCGTGCGGGCAATCTCGTCCAGGATGCCCAGGAAGGTGTCCAGGGGCTGGACGTGCATGGGCACGGTGTCATCCACGTCCCCAACCACGGTGGGGGTGATGCCCTGCTCCAGGCACACGCGCGTGAAGCGGTCCCCTGCCGTCTCACCGCGCCAGGCGTAGGCCGCCGCACCACGCTCCGCCGGGTCATGGAAGCTGGTATAGAAGGCCACATAGGACAGTGAGGGAAGGCGGAGGCCATCATCCACGCCGATACTGTTGAGGATAACGCTGTTAGGTAGGCCCAGCGTGGTCCCTACGCCTACCGTCTGGGTGTTGGCGAACACTCCATCCCGGTAGGAGTCTGCCTTCACATCAGCCCCATCCTGGTATAGCCAGAAGCTGACGTGGTGGGAGGCCCCATCCCAGAGGGCAGTGTTCATGACGAAGTTGAGTTGGCCGGACCCCTCGCGTACGCCAACGGTGAAGATGACCCCAGCGGTAAGGCCATCCGGGGCTGACGTGTGGTAGCGGCCGGAAAACTCGACCTGCCACCCAGTGGCGGAGAAGCCATCGCTGGGGAAGTCCGCGCGGAGGTAGCCGCCCAACTCGGGGATGGTGGCGTCCACGCCCACGCCACACCACAAGGAGCCGTTAGCCCCGGCAACGCCCAGCTCCCCAGCGAATTCCACCGGGCCGTTGACCACCAGCGGGTAGGAGCCGGCGGCAATCGTGGTGTCTTTGGGGTCATCCAGGGGCCAGAGGAGGTGGGGAGGGTCGAAGTCATAGGCGCGGCGGAGGGCGGGGCGGAAGGCATCCTTGCCCCTGCCGATACGGCGGAGGACGCCACCCACCTCGGCCTTGGTCCAGGCATCCCCACCCACGTCCCGCTCTGGACGCCAGGCAGCCATCTCCCCCGTGAGGACCACTTCTCCGTCCACCACGTAACGGCTCTTGGTGTTCTGGCCGATCAGCCCACGCAGGTTGGAGACCAGGGACCGGGGGCTGTAGTCCCCTGAGCGGTTGTCGATTGTGGACGAACCGGAGGCCGGCTCAGTGTCATTGCCGATGTCGTTGGTACCGCGCATGACTACGCACCCGTCACGCTCATACACGGGTGCGTCATTCCACTGGCTGTTGTAATACAGCTCTAGGGCCATGCTGTGCTCAGCCACGGCTACCCGCCAACACCCGCACCGGGTCTCCACCGCGGAGGCCCACCGCCCGCCGGACGCTGTCCAGGATGAAATCATCCATGGCGCTCCCACTGCTGTTCAGGGTAACCACTCCTCCGCTATCGCTGTTCGGTCCCGCTGTGACCCTCTCCCCCGCCTTCAGCACGCCCAGCACCTCAGATCCCAGGGCACCGGAGACAATGCCGCCCGTGTGCCAGTAGGGGAGCCGGGGGGCGGAGAAGGAGTTGCCGCCGATGCCGGGCACCCACCCAGGCACGCTCCAGTGGAGTTGCCCAACGGTGTTGTTCCACGCCCTGGCCACCGCGTTAAAGGCGTTCTTGAAGGGGCTCACGATGAAGTTGTAGACAGAGCTGAAGGCGTTGCCCAGCATGCCGGGGATGCCCTTGATCCACCCCCACCAGGATTCACCAGTCCGGCGAATCCAGCCCCAGGCATCGGCGAACGCCTGGCCCACGGCCTTGATGCCGTTCCAGTTGTCCACAAAGAATTTCTTGATACCGGGCCACAGGGTTTCTGTGATCCAGCCCCAGAAGTCCTGGGCCGTGCTCTTAATCCAGCCCCAGGCGGCATTCCAGATGTCCTGGAACCAGGTGGTCTGAGTGGCGATGAGGACGATAACGGCAATGAGGGCCACAATGCCAATGACAATCCAGGTGACGGGGGAAGCCCAGAGGGAGGCGTTCCACAACCACTGGGCGGCGGTCACCAAGCCAATGATGCCCACCACGGCGGTGATGATGGGGGCCACCATCTCCAAGTAGCCGGCCCACTCCTTGAGCTGCCCAGGGTTCGCCTCACTCTGTGCGTCCTTCAGGTCCAAGAGGGAGTCCTTGCCGTCACGGGTCGCCTGACTGGCGTCCCGCATGGCCTGGCTGCCGTCCTCCAGGTACTGGTTGGCGTCCTGCTGGGCCTGCTTCTGGTCCAAGGTGGCCTGGGCTAGGTCCGCGTTGGCCTGCTCCAGGTCAATTGATGCCTGGCGAGCCTCAGCGCTGTCCTTGCCGTGTTCCTTTACCGCCTTGTTGTATTCCTCCTGTGCCACGGTGGCGTCTAGCTGGGCCTGCTGGATATCGATGGCCGCTTGCTTGCCATCTACGGCGGCCTGCTCTCCGTCCAAATAGGACTGGGCAAGATCTAGGTTGGCCTGCTTCAGGTCTCCCGCGGCCTGGGCTCCGTCTAGGCGGGCCTGCTCCACGTCTGCCTCAAGACGTGCCATCCGCTGGGCCTTATTGGCGGCCATGTTCTGGATGTCAGAGAGGGCGGTCAGGCTGTCCCCGATTGCGCCAATCGCGTCTGTGGCCCCAGAAACGGCGGAGCCCAGATGCCCCATGCGCTCAGTCAGCCCACCGGATGAGCCCCCGGTGTCCTCCAGGGCGTTGGCCGTTTCGGAGGCGGAGTCCTGGATATCGTCCAGGGCGGCGGTGGCCTGGTTACTGGCCTGCCGAATGGACCCGGCATCACCAGCGATAGTGAGTGTGGTGGTGTTCGCCATTAGTCCATGTCCAATCCGACTTCAGAGACCAGGTTAGCCAGGGCCGTGGAGAGCGCCGTTTCAAAGGAGCCACGCTCACGGCGGAGAGTGGGGTAGATGTACCGGCCTTCCCGATAGAAGGGCCGTACGGTCTTCTTCAGCTTCCCCGTCCTACCACCGAAGTCCAGCCAGGGATAATAAGGGGCACGGGGGCCACCGAACCGGATACGGACCTCAGTGCGGGTGGAGGCGGTCTTCACGGAGCCCCGAGCCTTCCCCTTTCGCGTGGGGACCTGGGCTTGGATCTTCCTGACCAGGGTATCCGCGGAGGCGTTGAGCGCCACGCGGAGAGCCTTAGGGGCCTCGCTATCGAGCCGGCGGAGGGAACGGTTCAGCTCCGTCAACCCCTCCACGCTCACCCGCACAAGGCCCGCCACTACCGCCCACCCTTCGCGCTCTTGGCCGCCAGTTCCTCCCGCTGAGCCTTCCGTCCGTAGTAGACAGACCAGCTCACAAACTCCAGGTTGCTCATGCGTTCCCGCATCTCCTGGACCGTCATGCCCCCCAGCTTCGAGCACAGGAAGTGCTCAAACTCCAGCGTCGGGTCCGCCTCCATCGCCAGATACAGGGCTTTTGGCGGCACCCTTCCCGATGCCGGAGAGCTTGTTGATGGTGAGCTGAACCGTGTTGATCTCACCGAACGGGGAGCCGGCCTGCCACAGCTCCGCCTCCGCCTGAGTCAGCTCCGGGTCAACCATGGCCTTGGACAGGAGGAAGGCTTCCTGGGCCGCCGGCCCCTTCCGCTCCGCCAGTTGCTGGCCCACGTGCATCTCCGCGCGGCTGAGCCCCCGCACCACCACGAAGTCCTCAGGCCCACCCCCCGGGATGGGCACCTCCTCCACGCCGATGCGGTTTGCCGTGAGCTTCTCTTTACTGATTGCCATGGTGTCCCCCTAGGACGTGTCGGCTTAGCGGAGTGGGGTCATGCGGTAGGTGACGGTGGTCCCCGAAGTGCTGGTGATGGAGACCAGCTTCGTTGTGGGGTCTGCCTGCTGGGGCAGAATCTTGAAGCTCTTGGCCGCCCCGTTGGCAATGGTGGTGGAGATGGCCGCCGCCGCCCCACCGGAGCGGGTGGTGGTGGCATCGGAGATGGTCACCGTGATGGTTCCCCCGGAGCCGTTCAGGATCTCCAGGTTCACGCCGTGGGCACCCAGCACGGTGCGGGAGATGGTGTCCGCCACCGAAATGGACCCGGTGGCCACGGTGGTACCGCCACGGGCAGGGGTGTGGGTGAGTGCGAGGGCAGACATGATCCCGTCTCCTTACGCCTGGGGGGTGGAGTCGACAGCGTCTGAGAGCTGGAGGTCCGCGGACCAGGTGACCATGTCTGCCACCGGGCTGGACTCCGTGTAGCCCTTGACCACCACGTCCACCTTGTCCTGAGGCTTGCCGGAGCCGGCCCCCTCCGGCTGACGGATCAGCTCCACCGTCTGACCCACGAGGGCCTGGATGATGGCCTTGGGGCCGGCGGCTCCGGAATCGTAGATGCCGCTCATCTTCGCCGTGCCGTCCGTGAGCCCACCCTGGTACACGTGGGCGGTCTTGCCGTACGTGGTCACATCGTGGGTGTCAGCCGTCACCCCCAGTTCACTGGCGTTGGTGCTGCTGGAAAGGTTGTCCCCATCCAGGCTGATGAAGGTGTCCTTACCGTGAATGAACATCAGGCCGCTCCTCTTCCTGCAATGTCTACTGCGAACACAGCGCCGAGATACTCGACGCCTCCGATTACCACCACGTCAAACTCAATCCCGGACACCCGCACGGAGTCACAGGAGTCATAGGACCCCTGGCCCCCGTCCAGAAGCGCTTTGACGCTCTCTGGGCCTGAGCCGTTCACGTACTTGGTAAGGAGGTCCCGAGACTGGCGCTCATGCGGCCGGCCAACCACCACCACAACCTCACCGGTCATGCGGTCCATACCCCTGCCGTACGTGGCGTCAAAGGTGTAGTCCTCCGGGTAAGTGACGATGGCCGCCGGAGCCTTCACGCTGGCCGGCGGGTAAGCGTAGGTCCGGCCCGCCAAACTGGGGGCCAGCCTGAGCTTCCGGGCCATCTCATCCATGATGTCTCCCAGGACCATGACCCTGTCCCCCTCCTCATCTCCGCCGGCCAGCGTTACGGCCGTGCTGTATCGAGTGGCCGGCGGAAGCTCCCGCCTCTTGAATCCGGCAAGCGCTCCAGCCACCGCCGTGCGGACAGCCACCGGCAGAGACTGCATGATGCCGCCGTTGGCCATGGCCCCAGCTATGGCCGTGCGGACAGCCACCGGGAGGGGTCCACGCTTCTGGCCCGCGGTGGCCACGGTTGCCGCCGTGCGCACTGCCGCGGGGAGGGCTCGGGTCTTCTTGCCAGGGACCGCCGGCACGGCCACTGTGCGGGCCGCTACGGGGAGAGCGCGCGTTTTCCTGCCCAGGGCAGCAACCGCCACGGCCAGACGCGTAGCGGCCGGTAGGGCACGCGTCTTCTTGCCGGTGGGCGTGAGGGCCGCCGTGGTCCGCGTAGCCACCGGAAGCGTACGGACCTTGCGGCCGGAGGGGGACAGGGCGGGAGCAGTCCGCGTAGCCACCGGGAACGCGCGGACCTTGCGGCCTGCCAGCGTCTGGGCGGGCGCGGTGCGCGTAGCCACCGGGAGGGCGGCGGAGAATCCGCTGGAGAAGAAGCCAGAGGGGTCCGCGGTTTGGGTGGGGGTGCCGGTCAGGGTGCCAGTGGCCCCGGTGCTGTCCACGTAGGTGGCACCTTCGAAGGAAGCCCAGTAGGTGGGGCTCCCCGCGATGATGCCGGCCTTTGTCTTGGCGAGGCCCGCGAGGGTGGCACCGGAAACCAGGGAGGCCCAGGCAGCGAAGAAGGCTAGCTCAATGTCACTGGCGTAGTCCGCACCCGTGTTGCCCCACCGGCCGAAAGCAATTCCCCAGGTTGCGTCAACCGCCGTGCCGTCCACGAGGGTGAGCCCGGAGTCAATGTCCCCACCATCGGTGGCGAAGCTGGCACCGGTGAACGCACGCCCAAAGGGGTGGACGGAGCCGCCGCTGTCCTTTCGGCCTGTATCGATCCGCCATGCACCGGTGGCCACCGTGCCAACGTTCCTGGGGGTGGTGCCAGTCCCGTAGTTGGCGTGAAGGCCGCCGGAGGTGTCGTACTCCATCCACCAGCCGTGGGCGCCAGATGACCTGGAGTACACGGCTGCCTGATAGGCGGACGTGTTGACCTTCGCCACGACTAGGAGTGTGAGCGGCCCTCCGTCCACCTGCATGGCCGCGGGAACGGGGAAGGTGATGGCCTGGCCGCTCTGAAACCGGCGGGCCACCGGCTCAGCCAGTCGGGCGGCAGAAGTCTGCCACGGTGGCCGTGATGCTCGTGCCGTCCGGCGTGGCAGCGAAGTCATGCTTGGTCAGGGGCACGATGTTCGCGTCAGTGCCGCCGGTGGTGTCCGAGTCGTACGCGATGACGATTGCGGAGATGGGGTTGCCCGTGGCACCGGACCAGACGATGTCATCACAGTCGATGTTCACCCGGTCGTTGGTGTCATCCACCGTCACCGTGACGTTGGCGAGGGTGACCCGCCCCATGGTGGTCTGCTCGTTGGTGGCACCCGCTACCAGGGCGGCCACATCGTCCTTGTCCCGGAGAGTGGCGTCACTCTCAATGCCGGTGGTCTCCAGGGGGATGGCCACCAGGGCGTCATTGGCCGCGCCCAGTTCGGCGAAGGTGCGCTCCCGACCAAGCGCGATGTTGAAGACGAAGGAAGCCATTAGGCGGCCCACCAATCCCTACGGTAGTTGCGAAGTGAAACCGCCACGTCCGGGTCCACCCGAGCAAGGAGGCGAAGCTCTGTCCCCTGGTCCGGTGAGCCGGCAATACCAAAGGGGCTGTCCTTGCGGGAGGACCACCGATTGGCCTGGAGAAAGGACGCGAGGGGGACAGCGTCCGGGACCGCCGACCAGCCCCACAGGGCGGTCATGGACAGGTAGCCGTAGACGTCACCGGTGGGGTCTTCTGTGAAGTCCACGTACGTCCAGGGCTTCCCCAGCTTGTCCGCGTTGTCCGGCCCCAGGGAGTAGCTGGTGTTCGGCATGACCAGGCCGGTGATGTCCTGGACATCATCGATGATGGCTCGCCATGCCCCCCGGGAGCGGGAGTAGGCAATCCTGTATGTCCGCTCCTCCACAGTGGACACCTGCCCGAACTGGCGGAGGCAGGCCCTGTCCACTGCGCGGGACACAGCGGACGGAAGGAGGGACAGGTACACATCATCCTCCGTATCGTCCACGTCCACTACGTCCTTGAGATCTGCCAAGGTGATGTAGTCCGGTGCCCACATGTCCCCTCCTTCCTAAGCCTCTGTCTCGTCTGTCCAGTTCAGCCGTTGCGGGAGATGGCGATGAGGACCGCCCGCACCACCAGTGTGTCCGTGGTGCCGGATGCGCGGGTCACCCGGAGCCGGAGCCACGGGCGGGCGGCCTTCAGCTTGATGGGAACCACCAGGTACTGGTTGCCGGTGGCCGCCGCGGGGAAGGTGTATGTCCCCGTGTCCGCCGCCGCGGGGGTGCCGATGCTGCCCGAACTGTCCGGCGCGTCCTGGACGGAGAAGGAGGAGCTGTCCGTGGTGCCGGCGGTGGATGCCGTGATCACCGCGAACACGCGGTCACCGGGGCGGAAGTTGGCGGACAGGCCCGGGGCCAGCTTGTGGTCATCCGGGGTACCGAAATCCAGGTTGGTGGTGGTCACGGTGGCGATGCTGCCAGTGGCGGTACCCAGTACCCTGGCGTTCGCCTGGTCACGTGCGGTCATGATGTCTCCCTTGGGGACGAACTGGTCAGATGCCCGAGAAGGACACCTCAGATGGTGGCGCGGCCCGTGACCGCGAGGTCCCACAGGACACCTACGGCGGACACCCACGCGGCCAGATCGAGCATGAGGCCGGACGGCCGTGGGGACGTGTCCAGTACGTCCCCACGGCCCTGTCCGCTTCGAGCCTTGGACCACACCACTTCCGCCGCTGTCCTCCATGCTGTCTGCTCCACCATTCCCAGGGCAGAGAAGGCGGGGACATGGATGGGGACACCCGGGCCTGCCAGCGTCCGGTGATAGGACACGTAGGCAATGGCGGCCCGGGACTCGGGGGTGGTAGTGGTCATGATGAAGGAGACCCCTCAGCTCTTGCCGGACAGCACGATGTATGCGGCCGTGTTCTGCTGGGTGCCGTCCACGCGCATCCAGGCGGAGAACTCCACCTGCCGGTTGTTGGCCCGGCTCCACGGGTTGACGATGAGGATCACGTCCCGAACGTTGCGCTTGACGTAGCCCTCGCGGAAGTCGCCGAACGCACCCCACAGGTCCGTGGAATCGTCCACGTCCATGTCCACGAAAGACTGGTCGATGCGCACCGGGTAGCCCATGAGCATGCCGCCGCCCAGGGCGGTACCCATGTCCGCGTCCGCCGGCCTCCAGAGGCTGTCCCCGTGGCTGTCCTTCAGCTTCTTGAGCACCTTCAGGCTGGAGTCGTTCATCGCCCACGCACAGTTGTTCAGCTCCCGGTAAGCGGGGTCCACGCTGTGCTCCCACTCGATGAGGTCATCGAGCACCGGACCGGTGTTGGCCGCCGTCTGCACGGGGGTCCGCCCGGTGACCAGGCCCAGGGGCTCACCCACGCCGGAACCGCGGACGATGCCGGGGGCGATGGCGCGTGCCAGACGCTGGCCCAGCTTACGGGACACCAGGCCCTCCACGTCAAAGGCCGCGTCCTGGAGTAGCTCCAGGGACACCCGGAGGGGGTCACCGCTGGGGCCGGCGGACGCGTAGGAGTACGCGCCGAGCTGGACCTGGTCAAAGGCCATGTCCGCTCCGGAGGTGGGAGCCGCGTGCTCCGCCACCTGCTCACCGGTGTTGGACGTGTCATCGAGCGTCACCGCCCACTCGATCGGCCGGCCGTCCCCCGTGTCCACGTTCTCCACGTAGGGAGCGATGCCGCCGAATGCGCGCATGCGGTCGATGAGCTTCGCCCGGAACTCCGTGGGGACCAGGTAGCCGCCGGTGGAGCCGGCACCCTCACCCTGGGCGTTGGTGACCGCCAGGCCGGCGAGGTCCGCGTTGGGCTGACCGGTGCGGAGGTAGGCGGTGAACGCCTGGGAGATGGTCTCCTCCTTCCGGGGCTTGGGGGCACCGGTGCGCGGGGCGGTACCCTGCACCGTGTTCATGCTGACGTTGTGCTCCCGGATGGCCTCCGCGTTGGTCACGCCCTTCAGCTCCGCCTTGAGCGTCTCGTAGCTGGAGACCTCAGCGTCCGTGAAGGACCGGCCCTCCGCCGCCTCCACGATCGCGTTCATGTCCGCGATGATGTCTTCTTTGATGCGCATGCGTCAGCCCTTCATGGCTAGCTGGAGTCCGGCGTGGTACGCGCGGATTTCGATGGAGCGCCGGTCCTCGGGCTGGGTGTCCTCGAGGGCCTCCTCTTCGGGGGCCTCTTCCGGGTCTTCCTTCTCCGCGGGGGCAGGGGTGGTGTCGTTGCTGATTTCGTCCGCCAGGCCCAGCTCCTTGGCCCTAGCGGCGGAGAACCAGGACTCCGCATCCATGTAGCCGGCCCACTCCTCAGCAGGGCGGCCAGTCTTATCCGCGTACTCCTGGGCAATGGTGACGTCGATCTCCTCCAGCACGTCTGCCAGTTCACGGAGGACGGCCTTGTTACCCCACGCCAGGCCGGCCGCGTTGTGAATCATCATCTTGGCCATGCGGTGGATGCTTACCGTGTCCCCAGCCATGGCGATGAAGGAGGCGGCGGAAGCGGCAATGCCATCTACCTTTGCCGCCACATCGGAGGGGTGGTCCAGGAGCATGGCGTGCATGGCGATGCCGTCGAACACATCACCGCCGCCGCTGTTGATGTGGAGATCGATGCCGTTGGGGCCGATCTGGTCCAGGGTCCTGGCGAGGTCCCCCGCGGTCACCGCCTCCTCATCCCACCAGCTCTGGCCGATGGCGCCATACAGGCGGACCACGGTGCGGCCGGTGGTGGTGGCGGCCCGGAAGGGAAGGGGGCGGGCGGCTCGCACGGGAGGAGCGCCCCTGCCGCCGGTGGCGAGGTTGCGGAGGTGCCTCCCCCGGTCCGCGAGGTTGACGAGGTTAAGCAGACGTGGCCGCATCGGCGGACTCCTCTTCAGTGGGGGCGAGCACCTCAGCGGACAAGGGCTGACCGTGCACCCGGAGGATCTCCCCACCGGGAACGGGTGGAAGGTTGCGGACGGCCCGAGCTTCGTTGATGGTGATGAGCCCTCCTTCGATCTGCTCAAGAAGGAGGCGAATCTCCACGTCCGGGGAGGGGCGCTCTAGGCCGGAGAAGTCGATCTCAACGAAACGGGGATTCGGGAGGAGCCGGCTAAGCCTCTGCTCCAGCCGGGTAGCCCAGGGGGCCAGGACCGTACGGCCTAGGCCACGCTGCTGGGCTTCGATCCCCGTACCCCAGGAAGTTTGCTTCTCCGTCTGCATCAATTCGAAGGGGGGCACACCGTAGATACGGGCCACCTCTTCAATGGAGAACTGACGGCTCTGGAGGAATTGTGCATCCTCCGCGCTCATCTCCATCTGCTGGAACTTCAGCTTCCGGGGAAGGACCGCAATCTTCCCCATGTTTTCGTTACCGGTGAGGGCGTCATTCACCTGGTCCTTGATGAAGCCGGCATCGTCCCAATCCGGCTCATCCTCATCAGGGGTGATGAGGCCAGCCACGGTGAGGCCATGACCGAACATCTTGGCGGCCGCCCGGTCCCCCGCAATGGCGGTACCCAGGGAGTTGCGGTGAATGGCGATGGGGGACAGGCCGCGCCCATCGCTGTCCAGCACCAGGTAGGGAATGTGCGTCATGGTGGATGCGTCAAAGCGCACCCGCTCACCGTTCACCAGGTGAGCAACGAACCACTTGCCACCCTTGGGCCGCTCCTCATCCCCTTCATCCGGAAGTTCAATCGTCACGGAGAGGGGGTGGAGCGGCACCAACGCCAGGAGCTGACCGGCCCCACCATACATGTGGGCCAGGAACGCGTTGCCGTGAAGGAGGAGGTGGGCAAACACCGTCTCGCGCCACTCGAATGGGGTGGGGCCGTCCGGTCCCCCGGGGGTGTCCAGGAAGCTGGAGGTCCGCTGGTACTGCCCCGGGCGAATCTCCCGGATGGAACGCATGGGGAGCTGGGCCAGGGTCTGGCTGATGAGCGCGATGGCACGCCACACGGCGGAGATTCCAAGGGCTGACCCCTCGCTCACCTCTACGCCGGACTGGTTGGTGGACCCGTACCGGAACCACTCCGCCAGGCGGGGGTCACTGATCGAGTAGAGGGAGGCCCGGAAAGAGGACAGCGTCTTACGCGCCCATGATCCCATCCGCCGCCACATGGTGGTGAGGGTAGCTCATCGTCCGCTAGGAAACCATCCGCAAACCACGTACTCTCCAAACCATGTCCGAAGGTATGGCGGCGGCCACACGCGCGGCCCTGGCCAGCCGGAAGGAGCCGGACCCCCGGGACGGAGCCGCCGCCGCCCTGGCCGTCCACTACGGGGAGCTGATCGACGCGGCGGCCCCCGCGGGGAAGTACCGCCGGCCACTGGAGGTCCTGGCCCGCACGGTGGCTGGCCTGGAGCTGGAGGAGGACGACCCGGCAGAGGCCCTCCAGCTCATCGCTACGGCCCTGGCGGAGCACAGCGTGGCGAGTGACCTGGGTCCGAAGCTCATGGCGGCCCTGGGCGGCCTGGGGCTGACCGCAGCGTCCCGCGGAGAGCAGAGAGGGGAGGGGAAGAAGGATGCACCCAGCAATCCCCTGGACCAGCTCAAGGCCAAGCGGGCAGAGCGGCTCAAGCGTGGCGGTACTGGGTAGCACCCTCCCCCGCCTCATGACGCCCCCGCTGGTGTCCGGCCAGCCGGGAGGGTGCCCCTGTGGGTGCGCGCTCACGCCGGAGACCAGCTACGGCTTTGACGTCATTGACTTTGCCCGGGACGTCTGCCTTACCCCGCTCGATCCGTGGCAGGACCTTGCCGCCATCCACCTGGGGGAGCTTCTACCGGACGGCCGGCCCCGGTTCCGCGTGTTCATGATCCTGGTGGCCAGGCAGAACGGGAAGTCCCTCCTGGCGAAGGTGCTTGCCCTCTACTGGATGTTCATGGAGGAGATCCCCCTTACCCTCATCACGTCCACGGACCGTACCTATGCCAAGCGGGCCTGGCGTGAGGTGGTGGACAGGGCGGAGGCAAACCCCATCCTCCGGTCCAAGATGCCGGAGTTGGAGAAGGACTACATCACCAAGTCCACCGGGGAGGAAAGCTTCCATGTCAGCTTCCCCGCAGAGGACGAAGAGGAGCGGGTGGCAGAGTTCATCTTCGCTGCCAACAACGGGCGTGCCGGCCGCTCCACCACCCTCCACCGGTGGATCTGCGATGAGACCCGGGAGCACCGGACCCGTGACGCATGGGACAGCGCCACCAACGCCCAGAACGCGGTGGCCGATGCCCAGACCGTATGCATCTCCAACCAGGGTGATGACTACGCCATCGTGCTGGACAGCGTCCGGGGGCCTGCCGTCCGCTTCATCGAAACGGGCGAGGGGGACCCGCGGGTGGGCCTGCTGGAGTGGAGCGCACCGGATGGAGCGGACCCGGACAGCCTGGAGGTCCTGGCGATGGCCAACCCCAACATGGGGGTGCCTGGCCACGGCCCGGACCCGGACGCCCTGCTCTCCGCGGCCCAGCGGGCAGTGTCCGCGGGCGGGGAGGAGCTTGCCGCCTTCACCACTGAGGTGTTGTGCCGGCGGGTGGCCCTGCTGGACCCAGCCATTGAGCCAGCCCACTGGAAGAAGGCCAAGGCGGAGAAGCCCCTGGACCTCGCGGAGCACCGGGACAAGGTGGCCCTCTGCCTGGATGTGTCTCTGTCGGGGGACCGCGCGGACCTAGTGGCCGCCGCCTACGTGGACGGCACCCTCCACCTGGACGTGGTGAAGACCTGGACCGGTGCCCTGTGCACCCAGGAGCTACGCAGGGACCTGCCCGGCATCGTGGAGAAGGTGAAGCCCCGGGTGGTGGGCTGGTTCCCCCAGGGGCCGGCGGCGGTGGTGGCCGCAGACATGGCCAAGAACAAGCGGGCCAACTGGCCGCCACGCCGGGTGAAGCTGGAGGGGCTCACCGCGGAGACCCCAACCATCTGCATGAGCTTCGCAGACTGGGTGAAGGGTGGGGAGGTGTCCCATCCAGGTGACCCGTCGATGGACGCCCAGGTGGACAACGCCCAGAAGCTCCGTGAGGGCAAGCGCTGGGTGTACGGCCGGAAGGGCACAGGCCCAGTGAGTGGCGTGTATGCCGCCGCCGGAGCCGCCTGGCTGGCCCGCACCCTGCCACCACCGCGTCCGCCGCTGGGTAGCGTGCCGGCGGCACCCAAGAGGTAGGCCCTGGCATTGACCACGGCGAAGGATGCGGGGCTACCAGGGTATCAGGGCTTGGCGTGCGGGCACAGCTCCCACTCCGGGTCCAGGTGCCTGGCAAGAGCCTCCGTCACCTCAGCCACCGTGAGGCCAGTCATCCACGGCAGGTGGGGCACCTCAAACTTGTGCGGAGCGGTGCGGTCGAACATGTCCTTCTTCTTGGCCTCGATGTCCATCGGGCAATAGAGCTGAATCTCGGTGCTGCTCATCCGGAAGTGGCTGCCCTTGCGTGCGATGCGGACCAGTCTGGCAAACTCCGTCTTTGTCATGCCATGAGCATACCAAGAACTTGGTAAGTCTGTCAAGTCCCCAGACAGCGAGAAGGCCCCACCCCCGCGAATGGGTGGGGCTCTCTGGAGCGCTGGACCGTCCGATCAGCAGGCCGCAGCCTACGGGGCCGGCCAGTTGGTGTCGATGACGTCCCCCGGCTGGACCTGCCCGGTGTCTCGGAGGTGCTGGATGGCCTCCGTCTGGGCCTCCGCCGCACCCTGGAGCGCCAGGACCAGCCGGCGGGGAAGGTCATACGGGCCGTTGTCGTCTGCCGTGGGGACCAGCACGGTTGCCCCGGTGACTGCTTCCGCTGAGATCTGCATGCTTCTATGTTACCAGGTCCTTGGTACCCCATGCGGTGCGCGCTCCCAGATTCGAACTGGTCCCCGGAGTCCGGGGCAGGCCATCCCATAGACCGCCGGCTAACCCTCCCTGCCCTGGTTAGGGGCCAACTAAGCCGGCACAGCTACGCGCGTCGCCGGATGAGGGTAGCAGGCAGTAGCCGGCGGGGGCTTCCCCGGGTCAGGGTTACTAAGTGTAGCCGTGTTACGGAGCGTGAACCACACACATCGGAGGTCTCAGAGTAGCCGGCCCCCTCTGGCCTTGCCCCACTTCGATGGCTTACCCCCTCTGACCTGCGGTTTCTTGGCTAACTCTAAGTGATCTTGCCCCGTTACCGCCCGTGGAGCCGCGGGCAAAATGGCCAGAACAGCGGGTGTTCCGGGGGTGCCGGCTCCCAACTTTTGGTGACGCTCAGTAATCCTGTTACTCAGTGTGACATTCGGGGGGAGGGTGGTGGTCTTCTCTCGGCTCACCATGAGCTGACCGGCCTCTCCTCGGGGATGGCCTTGCCTGGCATGCCCACGTGGAGGTTGCACGGGCGGCACGCTGCCACCAGGTAGCGCTCATCATCCCCGTATGCCTTGCCCCTGGAGTGGTGCACCTCAGTAGCTGTGCCCGTGCAGATCCCCTTGCAGGGCCTGCCATGCTTGGCGCACTCCACCCCCACGTTGAGGCGGCATAGCCCCTTGTGCTGGTTGGCATTGGCAAGGAGCACACGCCCACGCTTCACCCTCCATCGGCGTGTGCTCCCCCCTGCCCAGCTCCTACTCATACCTTGCGTGGCTCCGGCGTATCCCCGTATGTGGTGACGTCACGCGCATCCATCGCATCCAGGAGGTCAGGCTCCTTGGTGGGTACGCGGGTCAGGCGCATAGCCCCTCCCCTCACCTCAGCCCCATCGGGTGGGGTCCAACCGAACTGAGTGAGCAGGGCCGCCACAGGGGCAGGAATGAGCACCTCCCCATCCAGGTCCAGCTCTGCCCCATGGAGCACCACCACATCCAGGCTCACGGTGGTGAACTCCCGGACATCAGCCCTCAGGGTAAAGCCACTTACCGCGCTGGTGGCGTCATACCCATCCAGCTTCACCTTTGCCTTGGATGGGATGGCCCCCTCTTGCGTGTACTGGAACCTCACCGCTCCTCCTCCATGCTCACGCTGATGATGATCCTTACCAACACGCCCAACCAGTCCCTCATGAGGCCCCCTCCTTGGCCTTGGGTGTAGCGGTCTTTGCCTTGGCCTTCTGCCGCGCCTTCTGCTCCTCCACGCGCGCATGGACCCCCTTGAACCAGGCCGGCCCAACGCCCCCGTTAAGCCCCAGGAAGGCCCTCAGGTCCGTGACGTTGGCATCCACGAAGCGGGAGCCCAGGCCCATGGCCACCGGGCCAGCATCGGCCCTCCAGATGGCTGTCCCGTCCCATGCCCACTCTCCGGCCAGATCTGGGCTCCAGGCGTACATGGCACACCAGCGCCACCCATACCCCAGGCCCCACAAACCGAACGTGTGCACCATCTTGTATGTGCCACGCTTGACAGCCCTCGCCTGGCCCAGGCTGTAGCCCACCCGCACATCCCACCCGTTCTTCTGGGCGAACTTGACCACGTTCACCATGGCCTTGCGCTCCTCAGGCGCATCGGCCGGCCGCGGGTCAGTGGAGAGCACGATGGGAGCTGGGTCCTTCTCCGGCCAGTCCAGGGCGTTCACCTTGCCCGTGGTGTAGTAGTCAGGGTCCGAGGGGTGGCGGTCCTGGACCTCCAGCTCCTCAGGGTCAGCCCCTGGGCGCGGCACGTGGATGAGGGTCCTAAGCCTTGCCATGGTCCACCGCCTTCACGGCTTCACCCGACTCATCCACAAGCCATACGGTCATGTGCGCCCAGGCCCCCTGAGGAAGCCCATCGGCCCATGTGGTGATGCCGCCCATGGCCACCACACACATGGGCTCTCCGTCCACCTCCACGAAGTAGGCAGGGTCATACACGCGGAATCACCTCCCAGACGCCAACCATGGTCCCGTAGTTCTCCTCCGTGTACCGGTGCTCCAGCTCATCCGGGTGCACACCCCAGTTGCGGCACTCCTTCTGGATGCGAAGGAAGGCATACCAGCCCATGGAGATGGCGTCCAGGGACATGACCACGCGGAGGAAGCGGCGGCCCCCCGCATACTCCAGGCCGTCACGCTGCATTTAACCCACCAACCTCCGCAAGGGTGAAGGGCTTCACACCATCGGCCATGGGCAACAGGAGCGTGGTCTGGGGGTTGAAGTCCTCCGCACGCATGGCGGCCAGGATGAGGCGGGCCGGCGGAGGATCTGCGAGCATGGCGGCCCCCCGCATGAGCTGGTGGTAGCCGAATATGGCGATGAGGCGGTTGCACGTCATGGCCGTGCGGCTCCCGGTACACACCAGCCCTCGCACCTCGCCCGTGAGGTGGTTGTGGTCTACGCCCAGGTGCCTGGCCTTGGGGTTCTTCTTGGTAGGCCCTGTGGCAATGCGGCAGACGTAGCACACACCCCCCTGGGCACGGTAGAGGGCTCGATACTCCTCCGGGGCCAGGCCGTAGGTGCGGCTCACGTGCTGGAGGAATTCCCGGGTGGTGGTCATCTCCACCACCCGCGCTTACGGCCCATCCGCAGAACCATTACTCCGGTCAGCCAGAGCATGACAACGGAGGAAGGCAGTAGGCAGAGGAGCGCTATCAGGGGCTTAGTCATACTCAGATCCTACCATAACCTTGGTAACAATGTCTGTAACCGACTAGCTACCCTCAGCAACAGGGAGGATAGGGAGGAGTCTCCTGATTGACGCCTACATGTAGCGTATTTTTCGTCATTAAGGGTTCTCCTCCCTATCCTCCCTGACCCTAAGGTCCTGCCTGCTCAGGGGTGGTCAGGGCCACACCCCGGTAGACCATCCGGCCGTCCGATTTGCCGGACAGGAAGCCCCGCTTCCCCAGCTCCATCCCCAGCTCCCGCTTGGAAAGGGGCTGGTCCTCCTTCCCCGCCTCCCCGCGGAACCACATGACGTACGCGTCCCAGATGTCCTTGAAGGGCGTCCGGGCCATCGGGTCAGCCTGGAGGGCCTCCCCGATGAAGCGTCCCGTGACGTCGCTCTCCGCCTTGTAGGCCGCCGTACGCCCCTGGACGATCGCTGGGGGGTTGAGGCCCTCCTCCATGTACTCCTGGAGTCCTCGGAACATCCAGGCGAGCACAGCGGCACTCACGTCCGGCTCCCGGAGCTTCCCGGACAGCCGGACGTCCCGCTCAGCCGGCGGGATGACCACATCGAACGGCACCACCAGGATGCGGCGCCATACGGCAGGGTCATCCCCGCTCACCTTGGGCAGGAAGTTGGTCATCATGATGAGGGTGTGCGAGGGCGTGAAGGTGATGGGGTCCTGGCGCATCCGGTTGGCCTGGATGGGGCTCCCGTCCACCAACCGCTTCATCATGCTTTCCCCGAAGGCCCTTCCCTTCTCCGTCTCGGAGCAGAAGACCAGCCGGCGGCCCATCAACTCCATGAGGAAGGTCAGGTGCCGTGGGTTGTGGCTCTGCATGAGAAGCTCAGGGTCCACCTCCAGGGCGTAGTTACCCATGGCGTGGAGCACGGCATCCCTGAGGGTGCTTTTGCCGTTGGCCCCCTCCCCGGTGAAGATGGGCATCACGTGCTCCCGCACCTCCCCCAGGAGGCTGTAGCCAAAGAGCCGCTGGACGAACTTCCGGACCTCCGGGTCCGGGAGGATGCGCTCCAGGAAGGTCTCCCACACGGCGCTTACCGCGTCCGGGTCGAAGCGTGCCCCCGTGATTCTGGTGGGGTACTCATCGGCCCCCACCACGCGGGTGATGCCCTTGGCGAGGTCCAGGTAGCCGCTGGGGGTGTTGAGGTGGTCCGCATCTTGGTCCAGGTCCTCCGCCGTGCGCTCCACAAGGCCCTGTGACCACTTCAGTACGGTCTGAGCGCGGTTCTTACCCAGCATGGTCTTCCATCCCTCCACGGAGGCGGCGGCGGCCTTATCGTCCAGCTTCAGCTTGTCTGCCTCAGCGCGGAAGTGGTCCAGTGCCCAGGTGCGCACGGCCTCCATGGCGGAGACCTCCGTGCACTCCCGCCAGACGTTGCCGTTGAAGCGCATCCAGTCCAGGCCCTTGGCCCAGATGTAGCACCCGTCCAGGACCTCCGCGGTGAGCGTCTCAGCCAGGCGGGCGTCCGTGAACTTGTCATCCGTGTCCGTCACCTCAGGTGGCTTGGACTCGAAAGCCTGCTCTAGGCCCTTCAGGGTGCCGCCGGCGGCAAAGTAGTCATCTACGCCCTTGGTGGCGCTCAGGACCCCATCGTTCTCCACGGTGCTGGGGACCACCAGATACCAGACCTTCTTGGCCCCCTTGTGCTTCAGCCACTTCCCCAGCCGGCCCATGGCCTGAGCTACGTGGGTTTTGGTGGTGGTGTCCGCATCGAAGCAGAGGACCACTTCCCTGTCCTTGAGTCGGACGTCCTCCCAGTCCCCCAGGGTGGCATGGCCGTTGCGCCAGTTGAAGACCCCCGCCAGGGCCACGGTGACTTCCCCGCGGCTGGTGAGGGCGTCCGCCTTCTTCACCCCTTCGGTAATCCAGAGGCGGAGTGTGGGGTCCTGGATGGCGGGTAGTAGGGAGGCGTCAGTTGCTCCGCGGTCCCTGCTCCAGCGGGGGTGGACATCGATGCGGGAGGGGCCTTTGGCGGAGGCGTACTTCATGGGCTTGCCGTCCCGGTTTGGCACCGGGCGGAAGGGCTTCCACTGGCCCGCGTACCTGTCACCGCGGGGGGTGTACTGGGGGATCTGCATGCCGGGGAAGTAGTAATCCTCCCGGATGCTCCAGCCAGGGAAGCCCATGGCGTTCAGAGCTTCCCTGGTGTTCCGTCCGTAGGCGTCCAGGAGGGAGGCGTTGGGCCGGCCCACCGTGACGTAGCCCCGTTCCGCGATGACGGATGGGTCAATGGCTGAGCCCTGCTCCAGCTCTGCCCTGTGATGTGCATTCAGGGCCTCTGTGGTAGCTTCTCCCACTGAGACCTCCAATCTCTGTGATGTGGTTATGGCCACCGGTTGCCGCCGGTGGCCTTTCTGCTGTGTGGCTGGGGTCCGGACTCTACGCCTGGCTGGTCTGTGCCGCCAGGGCCTCCCGGCGGCGGCGGTCCCGCTCCCGCCGTGCGGCCTTCCGCTCCTCCTCCGGGTCCACCTCAGGGGTGGCCGCCGCCGGCTGAGCCCTGGCCGTGCGCTCCGCCAGTTCCACCCGTGCCCCCTTGGTGATGAGCCGGCGGACCACCTTGGAGCGTGCGCCCAGGCCGCCCAGCTCCGCGGCCATGCTCTTTACCACGGCGGACATGGTCGCGTCCATGACGAACTCTCCCCGCTCAGTGAGCAGGCCAGAGCCCTCCTGGTCCACCAGCGCCTGGAGCGCTTCCATCGTGCTGACCTTGGGTGCCATCTGGAACACCCTCCCTTCGTTGACTTACTAAGAACATACCATGCCCGCTGATCACGTGCCAGGCCCTGGCGAACTTACTAAGAACCTGGTAAGGTTCGGGTATGAGCAGACCAGAGCTGAGCCTCAGCGAGAAGGCCAGGGCCGCCCTCATCAACGCCAACACCCAGTCCGGTGCACTGCCCCAGGGCACGCCAGAGGATGTGCTCCATGAGCTTCAGGACGCGCTCCTGGTTCGTAGCTCCGGCATGACCTACAAAGGGAGGGCGGCCCGCGGGCGGCTCCTCCATGACGCCCTGGAGACACTGTGAACGCCATGTCCAACATCCGGGGCTCCTTCCGCGTGAACAGCGGGGAGCCCCTCTCGGGGATGCTGACCATCACCCGGGAGGTCCACTTCCTGAAGACCTTGGGGCCGCGGGCGGACAAGGGCTGGAGCCACCGGGATGAGGCCGGCCACTTCCACGCCTACTCCACGGTGGACCAGCACTACCCCACCCTCTACGAAGTGGACCACACGTGCACCTCCCCGCACCTGGATGACTCCTGGTGGTGCGAGTGCTGGAGTGAGCACCGGTGCCGCATCTGCCACAAGGTGGTCACGCCCGGCATGGTGGCCGGCCCGCACGAGGAAGCGCACCCGGGGATGACGTCCTGGGAGGTGTCCCTGGACCTGGAGACCACGGAGCTTCCCCGCTGGGACATCGGCGGCATGGTGACCGTGGAGGCCATCATGCAGAAGCCACCGGCCACCCGGTTCGGTATCGCCGTGGTCTCCTCCGTGAGCGTGAAGAGCTTCGGGGACCTGTGGAGCGTGAAGGCCACCTTCACGGGGGCAGGCTCCCTGGGAGAGAAGGGGAAGCGATGAAGGACCCAGAGCTGTGGACCATCAGGGCTGAGGACATCGGGGACCGGGAGCACCCCACGGCCGCCTGGGTGCTTGCCCACGTCTGTGGCTGGGAGGGCAACCCTCAGGAGGAGTTCGGCGCCAAGCGCACCCTGGAGGACGTGCTCCGATGGGTGGGGCACCACGAGGCTGAGTGCCGCAATGAGCCCACCGGCTTCATCCTCACCCGCACCTGGGCCACCGTGCCCGCCGGCTGGTTCGTGAAAGCCCCCAACGGCTCCTGGCTGGAGGTGGGCGAGACCTCCTTCATCGGTTCCACCGGCACGCAGATGGTCAGCCTCCGGGTGGGGGAGGACTTCCACGCCTTCCCCCGGGACCCCAGTGGTGAGGTGAAGGTGAGGCGCGGTACCTGGTCCTCCGTGGTGCGGGATGACGCCCTGGCCAGTCTGGAGAGCGCCTTCACCACGGCCATACTCCGCGATGAGCCCCCGGGGCAGTCATGAGGCCGGCGGGCGGGCACCTGGAGCGGCGTAACGGCGCTGTGCATGCGAACGCCCCGCGGGGGGTTTCCTGGTGCGTTGAGTGTGGGCGCACCATCCACCGGGGCCGCGGCTACTGGTGGCGGCGGAGCTGGACACCCTCCAGGGGGTGGCCGCCACCCATGTAGACGGCTTACCAAGAACATGGTAAGCTCCGTCTATGACCCTCCAGCAGATCAGAGAAGCGCTTCACGCGGTAGCGGCGGCGGTTGCCCTCGGAGACGATGAGGCAGCTACCGCCCTGCTGTCCAGGCTCCGGGAGGACGTCCTCCGGACCATCGCCGATGACGTGGACGGCAAGCTCAGCGTGAGCATCGTGCGGCACATGGCCTGGCTTGCCCTAACCGATCCTATGATCGTGGGCCGGCGGTGACCCCCGAGGAGATGGTGGACTTCATCTACCGCCATGGCTCCCAGGACCAGAAACTTGCCCTGGAAGCCGTGCTCGACCTGGCCGCTCAGATCGATGGGGAGTGGGGTATCTGCCAGAGCGCTGAGTGGTTCCGCGCCAATCCCTCCCAGCTTGATGAGCCTTTCCTGGCCATCCTCAGGGCGGTGACCGAATGAAGCAGGCCCTTCCCCTCCGCGGGTATCAGCGGGAGGCCCTAGGTTCCCTCAACGGCAAGGAGCGGGAGCTGATCGTGCTCCCCACCGGCGGCGGCAAGACCGTGGTCTTCTCCCACGGGAGCCTGGAGTTTCTGAAGGAACACAAGGGTTCCCGGGTCATCGTGGTGGTCCACACGGATGAGCTGGTGGAGCAGGCATACGCCAAAATCAAGGCCGTTGCCCCGAAGCTGGACGTGGGCATTGTCAAGGGCAGCCGGCGGGACATCCGCGCGGACGTGATCGTGGCGAGCGTGCAGACCCTCCGCAACCCCAAGGTGCACACCCAGATCACGTGCGTGGGCCTCCTCATCATCGATGAGGCCCACCACGCCCTGGCCACCTCCTACATCACGGTCATGAAGCACTTTGGCTCCTTCGATCTGGACAGTACCGGTTCGCCCAGGTGCCAGACCGTAGGCTTCACGGCCACGCCGATGCGCGGTGACGGGAAGACCCTCTTCCCCACCTGGGAGCGGGTGGCGTTCCAGCGCGATATCTCCTGGATGGTGCGGAAGCGCTTCCTGGTCCCTCCCCGAGGCAAGGCCGTGCGGGTGCCGGACCTGGACCTCCGGAAGGTGAAGATGTCCAAGGCTGACTACCGGGAGGGGGAGCTGGGGGAGGCCCTGGCGGAGTCCCTGGCCCCGGAGCTGGTGGCCCAGGCGTGGATGGAGCATGCGAAGGAGCGCAAGACCCTGGGCTTTGCTCCCACGGTGGCCAGTGCTGAGGTGTTCGCCCAGGCGTTCACAGACCTGGGCATTGAGAGCGCGGTCATCCACGGTGACCTTCCGCTGGAGCAACGCAAGGCCATCCTCCGCGCGCACCGCACCGGGATGATCCGGGTCCTGTGGAATTGCATGATCTTGACGGAGGGCTACGATGATCCCTCCGTCTCGTGCATCATCGTGGCCCGCCCCACCAAGTCCAAGGGGCTCTACATCCAGATTGTGGGCCGTGGGCTCCGGGTGGATGAGGAGCTTCCGTATGAGGGCCAGGACTGTCTCATCCTGGATGTGGTTGGCGCGGCTGGTATCCACGCGGACCTCCGCTCCATCGCGGACCTCTCCGAGCGTCCCCTGAAGGAGAAGGACGTCCGGGACGGCAAGACCCT